ACTTGAGAACACTGGATGAATTGATTGCCGAAGGTGAAAGCACAGGTAATTTTTTCCTGACTTCAAGGCTACAAGTTACGATAACTGCCGATGGCGCTTTCATTGTTCCGGGCAGCATTATAAATTCGATAAGGACAGCGATGGCAGCCAGACTGGTTTTAGACTTGAGGATTGTCAGGGAGGCGCAAATGAGTTTCAGTTTTCTTCACGCAGCAAAGGGCGTAAATATCCTTTACACGAAAGGCACAACTACGAATTAAGGTAAATCAAGATGCCAATGTTAAACCCAACAATAACAGCAGTCGGCCAAGCAGCAGCAATCAATGCAGCAAATTTGAGCGCACAAATTCAGATAGAGGAAATCGGTTTTGGCACTGGCAATGGTTCTGGCAATGGCTATGACCCAACAGGGGCTGAAACGGCATTGCAGAATGAGGTTGCACGGGTAAAGATTACATCCGGGCAGGAAGTAAGCCCTATGCAGTTACGGATGCAGGCGATATGGAATGATGACGCAGCCAGTTCAAAGATCAATGAAATAGGATTTTTCCTTGATGACGGCACCCTTTTTGCCGTGTGGTCAGACAATGCCTATACCAATGCCGCACCCTTTGCCTATAAATCCCTTGATGTGGATTTTGTGCAGGTAACTGACATTCTACTGACGGCAGTACCTATCGGCAGCGTGACCATTCTGGAAGACAATGGCCAAAGTGCGGTATTGGCGGCCTTGGGCGACCATCTGAATGATCCTGACGCGCACCCGCAATACATGGATAAAAGCAAAATTATAGGATGCGGAAATTCAGCATTATCGCCGGATGCCAATAACATTGAACTGACTTTGCCAGTTGGGTATGAATTTACATCTTGGGAGCAAAGCAGGCGGCTTTCATTCCGATGCGTTGCTGACAATACAGGCCCAGTAACAATCAAGATTGCCGGGCTTCCAGCCAGCATGGATAGGGAAATAAAAAAAGAGGGCTATGCTTCCCTTGCGGCTGGCGATTTACAGGCTGGATTTTTTTATGAAGTCCTTTTCTTTAATAGTTTTCTCAATCTTATTGGCAGTATTGTTCCACAGGCAACACAGGCAGTTGCCGGTAAAATTGAAATTGCCACTTCAGGCGAGACTTCAGCAGGTACAGATAATACAAGGGCCATAACACCATTACGGCTTGCAGAACAACTTGATCCTATCAGAACTGACATTGATAACCTTCAATCTACCCTGACAATTCAGTACACAAAAGACACCTATGCCGATTTAACAGGGCCATTCCTGACTTCGATGGGCATAGGAGAGTCTGTTTTTGTTATTGACGCAACGGGTGATCCAGACATTCCTGACACCCCTGTTACATGGGCAATCTATCGCAAGTTTTCAGCAGGAAATGTCATAGGCGTAAACGTATTCAGGATTGCAGAGCAATCGAATGGCGTAACCATTAAAAACGCTACTGAAACCGAGGCTGGCATAGCAAAACTCGCTGACAAAACAGCGATGGATAACCTTGTCAATAATACAAAAATTGTTACACCTTTTTGGCTGAAGTACAGATTAAACAAAGATGCGCCAAAAAAGGATTTTCATATCACTTGGGATAATCCTACTGCAAGCCAATTATTCGATATTCAGGTAGCATTAACAGACACTTCACCAGCCAAAAATCTTAATGCTTATGTGCTAAAGCAAAATCCTAACGGAATGGTTAAGTTAGTTAAGTCGGCAGAAGTTACTGGTTTTGAAAAGCATTACTATAACCAGTTAGTTACTGGAAACAAGCAAACTATGCGTATAGGGCTTGTTGAATTGCCTGACTTTAATGGCGCAAAGCAAGTTGTTCACACCACACTTGATACATTTTTTGATGTATTGCTTTATGAAGTTATTTTTGACATTACCGCAACAGGAAATACTGTAAATTCATTAACAGTTCACAATGTAAATGACTACAGGGCTTATGCTAACCAACAAAATTATTTTATTGATAGTGCAACAGAAAGCGAAAGCCACAGTGTAAATAGCATGGCGCTTTTAAGGTATTACATTCAAAATTCAACGAAAAAGAAGGTTTTTATAACCCTAACAGCAGATATTAGTTGGGAAATAGAAAACACTTGGTCAGGAAATTTCTTTATAGATGTTCCAAACACTTGTTGCCAGCTTGATATAAACCTGAATGGGTTTACCCTGAGAAGGGATGGTGGAGATACAACAAGCAATTCAACCTATGCTTATGGTATACGTGTGAATGGCGATGCAAGTGGAGTGCCTTATGGGTGTAAATTGAATGTTCATGATGGAATCATTGCATTAAGTAAAAGGAATGGAACCTTGGTTCTTCCAAACTACCAACAGCAAGCAATGTTCAAGAATTTCAGCTACGCATTTTTCAATGATGTTACTGTAGATAAACAGGTTGCGATAAGTGGTCAGGATATTGGCGTTTGCCTTATAAACACGCTTGAAACGGTTGTTAAGCTGAATAACGTAGATTTTACTACTGAAGTTGGCAGTACCAGCTACGGTGGAAACAAGGTAGTTACTGGTGGCCAGCGGTACATTCAGCAGTCTGGCGTGACTTTGGGAACAAACTGGACAATTACCTAATGAAAAGCGAAGTCATAGTTTTCAAAGAGGCAGTCGGCAACTGGTTAAATCAGTGGTATGACAGCCTCACTCCCACTACAGAACAGTTACAAGCCTATATCGACAAAGGTTTCTCACAGTCAGTCGGTTGGGCAACCGGGCGCATGAAGGATGATGTTCAGGCCATGCTGGATTCATACCGGCGCAATGAAAACTTTGGCACCGTGAATGCCAATTCAAAATTCCCGGTGATGATTGTAGCAATGGCCCGTGATGTTACCCCGACAACTGGCGATTGGGGAGCAAGGCAGGTTCCACGGCAATTTGTTCAGATTGAAGATGACCCGCAGGCATCGTGGTACGGATACCGGCAAGCCATGCAGGATGTGAATATGCAAGTGGTGATCATGGCCACAGAGGAAAGTACGGCACGTAGCCTTGCGTTTCAATTCACCTATTTTTTGGGGTTGGCTTCAAGTAGGCGCTTTTACAAAACTGAGACTTGGGGCCAATACGACATAGAATCCCCGGTAATGCTGGAAACCCCAGACGTTTTGATGCAGTTCATGCCTTTGGATCAAAAAAACATGACAATCCTGACAGTGGATTTTACCCTGAAGGACACTATTCCCTATTTTGATGCACCCGGAATAGGTGAAGAAAACGATGGTTCCAGCAATGATCCACCCGGATACCCGATTCTTGATAAGATCAATCTCAATCCACGTTTTATCGTTGGATTAAGCCCTGAGACTGGTAAAATAAAAAGAAAAACCTTCAGGATATGTTGTGATTGAACCTTTACCTTGATGAAGCCCTTACGCAACTGGTGCCTAATGACATTGTGGCACTTTGGGTACAGCGTAGCGATTTAGCCCCGGTGCCTTACACACTGGAATTTATCGTGCAGAACAAGGAGGGAATAGAACCTTACCTTCAACCGGGCAAGAATATATGGTCAGGATTCCCGGCCTATAAATATGAAATCCTGAAGGCCAACAGGATGAATGCAACCGGCTACGTGCAGGATGATAGCCCAATGCAGGCATACCATGTTTACGCGGTATTGGCAGCGGTTGCAAAGGTATGTTTCGCACAGGAAAAGGCCGTAGTGGCCCGCAATACCACAATAGGCGGGATGTACCGGGCTTGCGGCGCTGAAGTCTACATTGAAAATGACATTGATATTGACGTTTTCACGGCCCTAAAAGGCACCCCGGCCACCTATGCCATTGCCCAAGCCCTTCAGGAAACAAGCGCACAACTGGTTATTCGGGAAAACCGGATAAGTGCCTTGCGGATAACTGAAATGATAAAGCAGGAACCCATACAGGTTGTTGGGCAGGCGGATACCACGGATGCGGTTGCTAGTGAGTTTCTGGAAAGGTTCGAGGTTCCCAACTTTTTTTCTACGGATGATGATGGCAATTTTGTCTTTGGAGACAATACAAAAGACAGGGTGATCAGGTATGCCCCGCGAAAGGATGAAAGCACCCTGATCAATATGACGCGGGTTTTAATGAACCGGAAAGTCATAGATGCTGATTTTGAACCACGGATAAATGCCGGTGATGTAATCAGCATCCTGAATGTGCCTTACCTTGTCATTACAGCGGCACACTATTCCTATGCAGTTGACGGCATAAAGCAGACGGGTAGTAAGTATTGGGTGGGGGATGTAATCAAGTGAAGCTGATTAGCGGCATGATTCCCGGCATTGTTTCCGAATACACTGGCGCGAAAAGGGAGTGCAGGGTAGAGATACCCGGCATAACCGATGGCGCTGAAGAATTGCCGGTGGCTGAAATAGCCTACCCCATTGGCGATGGTGATGACACCGAGATAGAGATAAAGCCGGGCGATAAAGTCTGGCTGAGTTTTCACGGCGGTGATCCACGTTACCCGATAATTATGGCCTATAGGACAAAAAGGGCCGGTGCCAGCGTTGGAACCCGGCGCTTTCATCACAGCATTATTGAACTTGAAGCCGATGCCATGATGACCATGAAGGTTGGCCCTTCCACCATTACCATAACCCCTTTGGGAATAGACATTGCCATAGGTGCCATAAAGGTATCGCTGGCAGCCAATGGCGTGACGGTGAATGGCAAGTTGTCAGTGACAGGGGTATTCGTTGCCACGTTGGGAAGCGCACTGGTAAGGCTTATGGGTGGCAAGTTCGAGGTTACTGCCCAGAACACTGCCATTACATCGTCAGGCGCAATAACCATTAGCGGGCCTACGGACATAAGCAATCTGAAGGTAAATGGCGCACCCTACTTGGCGCACACTCACAATGCACCCGGCGGCGGTGGCGAAACAACAGGTGTAAACCCATAAAAAGCAGTAAAAAAATAGGCTATCATTACGACATTAAAAACCCAATTCTTTTGAGGCACCCTTCATGAAAAGCATTCTCTTAAAC